TGCGCCCTCCCCCTGGGCCCTCTCCTGTACGGGCGCACGGCGTGCGCCCTCCCCCTGGGCCCTCTCCTGTACGGGCGCACGGCGTGCGCCCTCCCCCTGCTCCCTCACTTCTGCCATCTCGACAGATCGTACCGCCCCAGCTCCCCCAGCTCCAAAACCGGGTTCGCTAGATCCGCCAACGTCCAGTCCCCGCTCGCCAACCTCGCCGCATACTCCGCCGGCAGCTCCAGCCTGCCCGCCGTCCCCTCGCGCCCGCTGCCCCTCTCCCCAAACTCCACCACCTTCGACCGCAGCAGCGCCTGCACCCCGGCTAGTTGCTCCCCGTCCAGATCCTCCAGCGCCGCCACCACCTCCGCTGCCGTCGCGCTCAGCCCTCGCTCGCCCGAGGTAATCTCCTCCGCGAATTGCGTCAGCTCCTGCCGCCGCTCGAATTGCGCCCGCAGCTCCACCTCCAGCTCTCCCCGGATCCGCCGTCGCTCCTCTGCCAGCTCCGCCTCCCGGTCCTGGAGCCTCGCCAGCTCCTCCTGGCGGATTTGCTCCCGCAGCTCCGCCAACTCCTCTTTCGTCATCGTCCCTCCCTCCATTTTTTTCTGTACGGGCGCACGCCGTGCGCCCTCCTCCTCAACACGCTCCGGTTCGGCTGCCTCCGCATCACCTCCCTCGCGTGAGAATCGCTCCATGTAAAACACAAACTCCGGCTCCGGCACCTCGATCTCCACCTCGCCAGCCGCGCCCGTATTCGCCGCAAACGCCTCCAGCGCGCTCCCGATTGCCCCGCTGAGCTCGATCCGCTGCTCCACTGTCACAAAGCCCGCCGCCGCAATGTCATCCGCAATCATCGTGAATGCTTTGTGAATCCGCGCCTGTAGCCAGTCCCCCAGTCGCACCGTTCGCCTACCCACCAGCATCACCCCCTCGCTCAATTCCACCGGTGCCAACCCCTTCACCGCCGGAAAATTCACCAAACTCACTGATTTGATTATTTTCGCCGCCAGGTCAATCGTCGCACTAATATACCGGTACACTCTGTCGCCCACCAGCTGCCGGCCGAGTTCGTTCCACTCCGGCAGCGCCTCCAGCACCTCCCCGGCCCGCCGCATCCCCCGCAGCCAGCCCGCTGCCTCCCCGAACTCGTGATCGATGTCCACCGGAATCTCCTGGCCGGCCGCGTTTTCCTCGAAGGCCGTCACGTACGCATCCAGGTCCTCGCCGACAATCGTCACCCGTTTCCCGTTCCGGTCCGTAAACTGCCCAATTCGTAGCACCTCGATCCACTGCCCGGCCTCGCCCAGGAGCGTCAACGTTACCCCGACCCGTCCCCCGCGTCTGCCCATCATCTCGCCTCCTCCGCCAGATGACGCACAATCGACCCCCCCGCGTCATCCAGGATCATCCCGATCTCATCGTCCGCCTGCTCCACCACCTGCTCCGTCGTCAACCACCGGTCCCGGTGAATCTGCGCCTGGTCCGCTGCCCCCTGCACCCATTTCGCGTATGGCACCGCATTACCAATCCTGCCCTGCACAAATGCCCCGCTCTCCCCCAGCTCCACCACCCGCGTCGCGCTCGTCCACAGTCGCCCCAGCGTCCCCGTCCGCCGGTACGTGCTCCCCGCCCGCGCCGCCGGATACTCCGCCGCCCTCCCCTGGAGGAGCAACAGCGCCTTCTCCACACCGGCCCGCACATCCCCCGCCGCAATCCGCGGGAAATCCGCCAGCGCCGCCGTCAGCTCCTGGAGGTCCTTCTGAAACCCCTCCCAATCCGCCTCAATGCTCATCCGTCCCCCGTACGGGCGCATGGCATGCGCCCTCTTCCGTACGGGCGCACGGCGGTGCGCCCTCTTCCGTACGGGCGCATGGCATGCGCCCTCCCCCCGTACGGGCGCACGGCGTGCGCCCCTACCGCAACCTCGCCCTCACATCCTGGAAATACTCCCCCAAATACGGCCCCTCGCTCACAATCCGCCCGTGCAAGCCTCCGCAGCCGGCCACCGTCCCACCCCACGGCACCGCCACCGGCACGCTGCACACCCGCTCGTCAACCGCCGTCTGCCACACAATCACCCACTCGCGGTTCGGCAAAATCTCCGGCCGCTGCCAGCACCGGCAGCGCGGATGCGCCGGGCTCCGGAACGCCATCGCCGGCAGCCCCAGCTCCTGCCACGCCAGGTTGTTCGCCTCGCTGAATGCCCTCGTCACCTCCGTAGAGGCGATCAATTCCGCCCGAGGCCGCCCGAACGTCGGCGTTAGCCGCTTCACCAGGTCTGGCAGCTCCTGCCCCGTTTCGGTCCAGTTCTGCACCGCCGTCCGCACCGCTGCCCGCGTCGTGTCCAGGATCCCCTTGATCTCGTCCCCCACGAAATCCCGCGCCCAATCCGCCGCCCTCTGGTTCACCAGCGCCCAATCCGCCCCGGCCCCCAATGCCCCCTCTGTCTCCAGGATGACCGCTCGCAGCAGGTCGTCGACGTGTTGCAGCCAGTGCGCCAGCAGCCGCGGCCGCAGCGCCTCCCGCTCCCGCGTCCAGAAATCCGCGCTCGCCACATCCTGCCCGGCCCGCACCAGCTCCAGCACCCGCTCCTGACTCTGCCCCAGCGCCGCCTCCAGCTCCCGCGTCAGCGCCGCCTCCACCTTGCTCCGCACCGCCGCCTGCCCGTCAAACTCCGCAAACTCCCCCAGCTCCTCCCCCGTCGTTTCCGTCGGAAATCCCGCGTCCCCGTTCCCCCCGTCGTCTGTTTTCTCCTCCTCTTGTAGGGGCGCACGGCGTGCGCCCTCTTCCTTCGGCCCCAGCACCTCCGGCATCCCCGCTTGCTGTCTGATCCAAATGCGGTCCTCGTCCCCCACCTGGATGTACTGCGCCACCTGCTGGATGAAACTCCCCAGCGCCGCCAGGTTCGGCTTGTACACCGGGCTGTGCGTAATCCTCGGCAGCCCCGTCATCCCCGCGAACCGCCCCGGGTTCTGCTCGAACAGTTTCCCCACACCGTGCCGCGTCCACGTCTCCGCGATCCGGTCCAAATACCCGTTCATCGCCATCAGGAACAGGTCGCTTTTGTCGCTCCCCAGCGCCCAGCTCCCCCTCTCCGTCGCCCCCAGGCTGATAAAGTCGCTCAGCGTAATCATCAGCATCAGCGTCCGGAAGTATTTGATCGTGTTCAGCAGGCTATCGGCGCCGCTGTTGTTCGTGCTCTCCAAGTGGAACTTGACCCCCGGCGGCACGCTCACGAACTGCCGCTCGTCCACCACCAGCCCCTCGCCGACCGACTTCACCGTCGCCAGGTCCTCGCTCTGCGGCCGGCGGCCCTCCTCGAACTCGAACACCGGCAGCCCCACAAACGCCCGCTGCCAGCCAATCCCGCTCAAAATCTGGAGGTTCACCACGTAATGGTACGGCTCGTACGCGCTCTCGAACAGCGAGATCCCCTCCGGATTGTTCCCGTCCCTCGCCACCACAAAATGGATCAGCCGTTCCACCGGCAGTTCCACCGCCGCGTACGTCGGCGCCGCCCGCTGCACCCAACCCTGCATCCCCCCGTTCGCGTCGAACAGCCACCGGTCAAACGTACTCTGCCGCCGGTAGGCCAGCTTTCGCCACCCAATCAGCCCGTCCCCCCCGCCGTCATTCCCGTCCCCGCGAAAGCGGGGAAAGCGGGAATCCATCCGCCTCTTGTACACGGCCTCAAACGATGACCACCCAAACGGCATCATCGTCAGCACATCGTCGAGAAAATCCGCCACCGTGTGGCTCATATCCTCCAAGCAGCTATCCAGGAACGCCGCCGCCTGCCGGTCCGCCGGCGCATCGCTGGCCGCCTCCGCCTTCCACGCCGCCTGCTGCGCCAGCATCCCCACCGCGTTCAGCATGCTCCGCAATGTCGGGTCCCGCCGGCGCATCGTGTTGTACACCGACCACGCCTCCGGCCACCGCAGGTCCGAGACGTACGCCTCCTCCATGCGCCCGTAAAACGCGTCCAGCCCCTCCGCGCCAATCTCGCCCCGTGCCGCCGCCGACAACTCCGCCACCCTCATACCCGCACCCCCCACCGCTGCCTCGTCTGCCCGTCATTCCCGCGAAAGCGGGAATCCAGATCCCACCGGTTCTCCCGCACCCTGTCCTGCGGCACCTCGTGCATCCCCACCACCGGCCCCGTAATCCCCACCTGCGCGTAACAGTCCGCCGCCGCATCCACCTGGTCCTTGAACCGCCCTCGCGGAAACGCCAGGTGCTCGT